GCGTTCTTAACGGCCTGCTTCGCCTTCTCGCCGGTCAGCCCCATCATCTCTGCCTGCTGGAGCATGTTCATCGTCGTACCTTTGCTGACGTCGCTGACCTTCGCCATCTCCTTCGCGAACTTGGTGTAGTCGTCGGTGGTCTTCGTAACTTCGCGTCCATTTGCTTCGAGCGTTGCCTCCATGCGCTTGGAAGCCAGCTCGACTTTGTCGAACTTATCGACAGCAGCCTCAAGTGACGCACCGATGCCGATCACCTTGAGCGCCGACACCGCCTTCTTCTGGAAGTTCTCCATCGTCTCCTTGAACTTCTCGATCTTGCCCGCCTCCTTCTCGACCTGCTCGGCGGTCTCCTTCGTCTTATGCTGTGCCTCGGTCAACATCTTGAGGTAGCCGGACGCCTCGCCGGTGAGTCGGACGACTAGCTCCTCGAGTTCAGTCTGGTTCGCCACGTCGTCCTCCTCCCTTTAGACTTCTATACGTCCTTCTTCGATCGCCTGCGCCCGCGATATACGGCGGACCTTCACCTTCGGACCACCAAGACACCCCCACACCTGCTTGGACATCTCTTCCTTGCGCCTCAGCTCCTCCTCGTCGTCCAGCTCGCTCTTAGTCTTGAACTTGTACTTAAGCTGGAACTCGTCCATCGGCTTGGGCGACTTGGCGAACAGGTTGCCTATCAGCGAGGCGATCAGAATCAGCTGGTTGTCGGTCCTGCTCGGCCTATTCCACTCCATCTTCAGCCACTCGGCGAACGACTCGCGCTGACGGTTGGTGAGGTAGCCGGGCCAGAACGTAGACAGAGGCTGCTTGAGCTCGTGCGCTAGACGGAAGAAGTCGTCGTAGCGCTCTGCTCGTTTTTTGCGGTAGACCCCTTGGCGGCCAGCAGCTCGCGCTTCTTCTGCAGCGCGGCGATCTTCTTGTCAACGGTGTCTACGGTGTCCTTGTCCTCGAGGTCGCTGATCTCCTTGGCCTTGGCCGACAGCGCGCTTACGACCTTGTCGGGCCACTCCTGGAGAGTGATGAGCGGCACCGGCGACAGGACTCCGGGAACCTCCATCACCTTGAATAAGCAAAGACTTACCAGGAACAGGTCGAGGTCGGCCGTGTTCTCCATTCCGGTCATCTTGCCATCAGCGATCTTGAATGTCTTCGTCTGCGCGTTGCGGTAGTCCCTGCCCGCACCCGCCGATGCCTCTTGCAGCACGTAGGCTGCTCCGGCGATCTTGACGGGCACTCGGGTCAGGTCCAGGCTGTCGAAGTTGAGCTCTTGCAGGTCCACGGAAAATCCTCTTAGGGTTAAGGGTCATTTCGAAGCAGCTGCCTGGCAAGAGACTTGCAGACAAGCAGCAGGTACAGGCAGGCGGCAGCAGACAGAAGCAGCAGCGGAGGCGTCGCCACGACGTAGGCTGCCGCAGTGAGGTCTAGCATGTTAGGTACCAGCGACGTTGGTGAGGACCGGCCCGGCCTCGACCTTGCCTACCGGGTCCCAGTTTGTGCACACGATGGTGATCGACGCCTCGGGCTGGGTGCCGTCGGCCAGGGCGTCTGGCATGAACTTCTGTAGGTATCCGAAGAAGTCGAGGGTCGAACCGTCCTTCCACTTGACCGAGATTGAACCCTCGACGTTGATGATCGACGCCACGTTGCTGTAGATGATCGGGTCATACGCTGCCTTGACGGTGACGTCGCTCAGCTCGTACAGACCTCGAGACGCGAACGTACGGAACGTGTTGTTGAGCAGCGTCGTCTGCGGAACCTTCTCGCCGCCGTCGAGACCGGGAGGGGTGATCTCCTTCTCCCAGAACGAGATGGTCGAGTTGGCCGCGAAGGTGATGGTCGACTGGTAGCCGTCCTTCAGCTTGATGCCGGCCGGGGTGCCGCGAACGGTGTTGGTGGGTGATGACATTTCTGTCTCCTTAGAGTAGTCTTGTTAACGGGGTGGTGACGTTGAGGGTGAACGCTCGTCTCTTCGAGTTCGGGGCGTCCTGCCCCAGCGGCAACACGTCGCCTATCTTGGTGATGCACTCGACCAGGTACAGCTGCGAGTCGAGAGACACCTGTCTGTTCAGCACCGTCTCGAAGTCGTTGCGTATGGCCTTGGTCTTGACGTACCCGGTGGAGTGGTCATACGCCCTCACCCGCACCTGTATGCCGTGGTGGACGCCCGCCTTGCCGTCTGTCATCGTCCGACCGTCGTCGGTGCCCTGGGTGTCGTATACGGTGATGCAGTTGTCAGGGTCGTCCGGCTCCTCGGTGGCGAAGATCGGCCATTGGTTGTTGAGAGACCCATCCGTACCTTCTCCGAGGTCTATCATCATCTGTTGGATGATCTGCGCCGGTAAGTGAAGTAGCTGTAGTGCCAAGACTACCTCTTAGTTGAACACGTAGTGAAGGACGAGCTTGTCAGCGATCGTCTGGGGAGGGGTCACGTAGGTCGTGTCACCGTTGCCGGCGATCACCATTCCGACAAGGAATCGATGGACGCCGGATTCGTCGACTTTCAAACTAAAAACCGGCCCCCCACTGAATCCGGGGATCGCCAGCGGACCGAATATCGACGGCCCGACCACGTATTGCCCCGACAGGTTGGCTCCGCCTAAGTACCCGTTGTAAACGTTGACAGAACCGACTTGAGCTCCTTGGAAAACGCCGACGCCTGGCTGAGTACCACGACCGACCGCGATCAACTCATCACCGATCTTAGGGACTGCGACGCCTTCAATTGGGTAGTAGACGCCGTTGAAAAACACGGCTGACTTGAGGGGCTGCGTCGTGGGAACCGCAGAAGCGTCGACCGAATAATTTCTGTTCTCGTCGCCCCGGTAGTCAGACCAGATAGTCGGCAGCCCGTAGACGGTCTGAGTCTTCCCATCTGCCGGACCGGGGGTGATAAGTTTGTAGGAGCCGTTCTCAGTGACGTGTGCAGCGGTCACGGCGTAGACGGTGCCGTTCGCGTCCGTCATCGGCAGGTACAGCGTTCCGGTGCCGACTTCTTTCGCGCCGACCGACTCGCCCGACAAGTTGGTCAGCTTCGTGATGTTCGTCGACGTAAGCGATTGCGTCTTCACACCTGACAGCGGGCTTGAATTGTAAATGCCTTGTTTGAATCCAGTCGTCGCAGGCGGGTTCGGGTTGCCGGCGGCGTGATCTTCAAAACCCAAAGGAGTCAACTCATTGAACGCAAGGTCGACCGCGTAGCCGGTGCTATACCCGTTGCCGCCGAGCGTGAAAGCGTTCGCTGAATATCCAGCCTGTGTGTATCCGACAGGCAATCGCGATTGGTATTGACCAACGCCTACGTAATTAACCCACACCGTGCCGTCTGGCTGTACAAGGTTCACCGTGTCGGCACCGACCGGGTCTTTCCCAAGGATGACGCTGTACCCTGTTCGACCAGATGAAGGTGCCCCGTAAAACGCCCCCAGCGGAGTTCCGTGAACGTCGAACTTCGCGACGACCGGGCCACCACCTTTGCCGGGCGTGGTGTAAATGACGTTGTTGCTGTCGATCTGAACCGAGACCCCGCCGTTGAACGACGGGTCGTACGAGAAGAATCGGCCAATCTGTTCGCCTTTGAGGTCGTAAACGGCGACCACCGGCCCACCGTCAGACTCGGCACCCAGCACCACGTACTTACCGTTGGTGGCGACGTTCACGCCGCCGTGAAACGTCAACTCGTACCCGTATTCATCCGTGAGCACGGTCGTGCCCTTGCTTCCCGCAACGTGCTGTTGAATCTGGAAACGAGGTCCACCGCCTGGGGCCGCACCGACGACGTAAATGTCGTCGAACCCTGCGGTGTTATTAGCCATCGGGAAGGTCGGTCCGAATGGCTCGGTGAATTGGCCATCATCATAAATAACCAGACCGTCACGCGATGACAGCGATGGAGTGATCCGGTTTTCAAGACGAATAAAGCTAAGTCTGCTGGGTTTCATATATTCCTTATGATTCGCGTGAGTGAGGAATCATTCCGATGTCTGCTAATATCTTGTCGAGGTCAAACACTACATGTTCGCCATCGTTGATTCGTGTTTGAGCCGGCATATAGTTTGTTTTTAACACACGAGCCGGATAATCCTCATTTGCACACAGCATCCAAAACGCCCCGGCTGGAAGGTTTGGTATCACATTCTTTTCAACATAATCAACAACTTCTTGGCTAATCGGGCCTGTGCTCCCGCCGTACGCGACGATGGTATTTGGAGCCGTCGCCAAGCAGAACCCAACGGAAAAGTTATCTCTCTCAGCATTGCCGCCGTCGCCAAGTTGCTCCGCCAACGCTTGTAGAGTTGGGCGAAATGCGGCAGGGGCTACTATGTACCCGATATATGGCTTTTTCATGCTTTACGCCGTGCAGTACCCTTGGAGTGAAGCATCGAGGCTTGCAATATCCACGCTTCCCGTTTTGAAAATAACAGCACCATACAATCTTCCGTTTGGCATGTATGCAGATGGGTAGGCTGAGTATCCGAATGCGTATGCAGGATTAGTTAGGGTGCCAGTCGTTGTATCCGTTAAAGACTGGGCCACCTGCGACCCGTTGTGGTATAGCGTCAACGTCGTTCCGTTAGACGTGACAATGTTTCGATAATCAGTGTTAAGCGAGTCTGCCGAAGCGGAAGCGATGGCCGCGATGTTATTATTTGCGGCTGACGCTGGCTTCAATGTCGTTGTAAAAAATGACAAATCTCTTGGTAGGCACCCAATCAGCCCAGCACCGTTGACGGCAGTGTACTGACGATATGCAGCCGCAAGGGTTACATTGGTGGCGGACTGCCCCGACATTAGAACCCACGGGTGCCTCTGTAAGCCAGCTCCTTCAGCGTACCATTTGCCAGTTGCGTCTTGGCGAGCTATAAGGCGGCTACCAGACGTTGCTTGTTCGTACCACGTTCCCGTTACTGCATCCTTCCACCACCGAATAGCGTCACCGGCGGAGCATGGGACAAGGTGCGAAGCGTCGGACGCCCAGTACGACGGGTGCGACAGCAACGCGTAGTTCGCCCCGGCTGGAGCAGTCGGTGCCGGAGTTGACACTTTCTGCCCTAGTAGGTCGAGGCACAGTCCGATACCTAGTCCGAAAGGCATTACCACATCCCCACGAGACTGGTGGCGGTCGTACCTGTACTGAACACTCTCACTACCGCAACCGGCAGGATCGTCCCGGCTGGTACTGCGCTGAAAATTACCGTCGACCCGCCGACCGTCACCACCTTGACGTCGCCTGCGCCGCCCACGTAGAGGGCGCGGTAGCAGTACAATTTGGCTGGTACGCCTCCCGAGGCTAACGTCGAAAGGTTGGTCGTGTTGTTCTGTACAGCGGTCTCGGCGTCCTGACATGGCGCGGTGTTGCCGCTGTTGTTCAATGATCTAGTGTCTGCGGCCATTACTACGTCTCCAGTCGGGTGAACGCGCTCGCGCGCAGGTTGCCTGTGTCGATCGGCACTAACTTCTGGCTCTCTCGCTGTAGACGGAGACCAGCGAGCAGCAGAGCCTGAGACATCGTCTTCTTTGCTTTCATCGCGACGGCCACTATCTCTGACAGCACGTCGGTCAGAGTTCGTGCCGGCTGCTCGAGGAACTTCGCCTGTCCGGCAGGACCCCAGAACAACCCTCGCCAGCGACCTCGACCGTTGTACCCGGTGTAGGCGATGCCGTCCTCGCCCTTCTGTATCGTCATGTTGCGGGGGAACCCGCGCCACTTCATCTCCACATTCTCATGCACATAGAGCGCGTAGTTAGCAGCGTAGCCGACGAGCACTGAGGCGTTGCCGTCCTTGTTCGCCTTCGCCGCCATCTGCTTGAACTTCTCGGTCAGCGACTTCAGCTTTTTTATCTCCACTGGTCGCCTCCTAGGAAGTCGGTATCTGGTCGGTGAACCGTCTCACGCCGTACTCGTAGGACTGAACTCGACCCTTTAAGTCCGGGGTGATGTTCACGTACACGACCTCTAGCAGCTCGACTGCCGTCCCGTCTCCTGGGAGGGTGGCCACGGTGCCGAGCCAGAACATGCTCCCGATAGCGACGGCCGCGTTCCAGAAGATCGTCCCGTCGGCCTGTACCTTGTTGTCCTTGGCGCTGCGGTTCTGCGTGTACGAGTCGTCCCACTGCACCATCACGTCTTGCGCCGCGTTCACCAGAGGCTTGCCGAGACGGGTCGAGGCGGGCCTACCGTTCAAGGTTTTGCGCTGCCACAGCACGGCGTGCTGGTTTCTGTCCATAGTCTCGAGCGGTGGCATGCTTAGTTCCTGTCGTACCAAGATAGAGCGTCGCTCGCCGCCTTGCCGCCCCAGCTGATGCTGCCCACCTGACGCTTGTTGAAGTTCACCAGACAGCCGCTGACGTCCAGGTTCATGGCGTCCTGCCCGTAGCTGGTCTTGTCGAGACCCATGTCCCACTTGCCCTGGAACGTGCCGCCTTTCTTGTTGGTGTTGCGAGCGGAGTATCCTGGGTCCTGCGTCTGGTACTTGTGAGACGCGAGGTCGCACTCGATCAGCTCGAGTGTCGTCGAGTCGAGCGTGATGCCCTTCTGGGCGGCGCAGGTCACCAGCGAGTTGGTCAGGCTGTATGCCCACGCCACGCAGCGGGTCAGGTCCGGCGCCCGGTCTGAGTCATAATTCAGGGCGAGGTTCGCCTGCACCGCTGCTGTGGTCGTCCGAGCCATGACTTCTCCTAGGCTAACATCGCGGTTTTGATGGCCGCGAGGACGTCTTTCTTGTCGGTCTTGCCGTCCAGCTCGATCTCGTTGTCTTGAGCGAATTCGATCAGCGCCTGCACCGGCTTATTTGACAGAGTGTTCATGTCGATCAGGACCGTGCGCTGCTTAGGAGGCAAGGCGTCCTCGAACACCGGCTCGAACTTGGGCGGCACACCGCCGACGTTGAACAGCTTGCACAGGTCCTTATCGCTCTCGATGATCGGCAGTGGTTTGCCGTTCATTACCGTGAAGTGCTCGGTATAGTTCGGGTCCTTTGGGTTGGTCTGCTCGTGACTACCCTGGAGCATGCGGAACTTCTTGAGCTTGGGCTTGGTTTCGGTTGCTGTAGCTGACACGCGAGTGTCTCCTGGTAGAAGTAGGTGAGTAGCCGGCCGACCGTTACGGGATCGCCGGTACGAGCACGTGGAGCAGAGCGTTCACCAGGGCGGTGATGATCGCCTGACCCTGCGGACTCTTCAAGAAAGTCAAGATCGCGTTGATGATCGTGCCGTCGCCGATCTTGCCGTTGGGCATCGCACTCATCGGCACGCCGCTGTCGTCGCAGGCGTACTGCACAGCCTGGCGGTCGACGTGGTCCATCGCTTCGTCGATCGAATCCTGCGTGAACCCGCGAGGGTCTGCCTTGAGGGCGTCCCTCAGCGCGATGCGCGTCGCGAACACGTGACGAAAGGTAATCATTTGAATGCTCCTGATTGATGAATGCAGAACAGGTATGTCAACCCGCCCGCGAGGATCGCCAGCGTCAGTATGACGCCGACGATCACGAAGTCGTATTTAGTTTCCGCAGTTCGCACAGCTGCACCCACCACGGTTGGAGCGAATGCCCTTAAACCAGCCTAGGAACCGACCGTCGAACAGCTTCGGCCGCGAGGCGAGGGCGTCACCTACCGCGTGCAACCTCGGGAACAGGTACGTCCGACCAGCAACCGGTGAATCAGCAGTCGCCGCGACCGGCGCGGGACTCGCCACAACAACCGCTGCCTTCTGCTTCTTGTCGCTGGAATCGAAGGAAGCATTGGTCACCTCATAAGTCTCGAGCGAGGTCACCGGCACCAGGGAGCAGACACCATTGCGACACTGCTGCTGGTAGGTCGTCACCTGGCGGGTCGCGTACTGCTTGGGCATCGGCTGAGGAATCTCGTCAGTGTAGTCGACTCCTATCGCAATCGTTTGAGGAGCGCCAATCGGCGGAGCCTGGTCTGGCACGCCTACGCCGTACGAACTCGTGACCTCAACCGCCATGATGAACATCGAAAGAAAAGTCTTCATCGTCAACTCCTTGATTGTGAATTAAGCAGCCAGCACGTTGCTTGGAGCAACCGCACCGTCCGGGATCGCCTTGCTGCCCGACAGCACTCCGGTACCATTGTCGGACCAGCTGTCACTCCAGCTGTTGAGGATTCGCAGACAATACCCGTCGGTGGCTGAGCCGACGCCGAGCATCGCCTCGATCTCCTGGGGAGTAGCCAGCTTGCCGCTCGCGTCGTTGCGCTGGACGTCCTTGACCGCGTTGCCGTCGACCGGGTCGATACCCAGCACCGAGTGACCCCACCAGTTGAAGTCGACCACAACCGGGGTGCGCATCATCAGCAGCGTCATCATCTGGTCAAACGTCATGTCGCGATCGTAGACGGCTGCTTGAAGTTCCTGCCATCCATCGGTGATCTTGTACTTCGCCGCTTCAACCCAGCCTGGATCGCTCGCCGATCGCACGTGTCGGTCGCCCTGAGGCCATAGCGACTGAGGCCACACGCCTCGCTTGATGATGAACTCCATCGACAAAGCGCCCCACGCCCCCTCGTCGGCCCCGTTTTTGATCGTCGCGGCAACCGAGTACGCACTGAGCGGGACGTAGGGTAGGTTCATGATCGCGCGGATCATGTGGACAGCCTGAGTCGTACTGTGAGCCCAGCAGTACCCGACCTGGCCCTGGTCCAGCGATGGTATGCGCGACCCGTTGTTCCCGATGTTGCGGACGTCCGACAGCCGCGACTTGTTCGCCGTCATTGCCGCAATCCGCTCCCTCCACTCGGACCGAGGGATCAGCTTGACCTGCGTCGGCGGCGCGAATGCCCCGACCGGGTGCTTGCCGTAGTCGCGAGGGACCAGACCCTTCATGCCGCTGTTAAGATCGACATGGTCGACCGAAGTATGGTCACCGATCAATAGTTCATTCGGGTTCGTAAACGAGTTCATTACTTGCCTCCGTATTTCTTGAGGAGGGCGAGGAACTCCGTCTTGTTGGGCGGCAGCGGACCCTCGTAACCACCGAGCGGATTCTTGTTATTGCCTATGACTACCCAGGGCTGGCTTGTCTTCTTGCGGTTGAATGCGTCCTGCCAGAACTTTTGAGCAGTAGAGACGTCAGTGTTACTCTTCCACATCTGCCAGGAGGCGGGCGAAGCGCACTGCGCGTTCAACGCCTGACGTACTTCGGTGCCGGTGATGATCGCCCACTGGTCTTCGCTGAGAGGTACTCCGTCGTCGTAAGTGATCAGCACGTGAAGACCGTCTGCCGCGATCGGCGACACAGGCTTCGGCGGGTCCACCGGCTTAGGAGCAGGGTCGACAGGGTTGACCGGGTCTACAGGCTTGGGCGGAGGCTGCGGAGCCTGACCAGCCTTGACGTTGATCGTGACCTTGACGAAGTCCTTGCTGGTGAACGGCACCGGCAGCTTAGTCGTGGCGTCTACGTCGTTCGTCGTCCTATTGATCAGCAGCGTAGTCACGCCGGTCGTCTTCGCCTTGACGACGTACAGGTGCTTGTTGGTGATCGTGCAGAACTCAGGGTCATCCGCGTCGGGAGCGCGACCCACAACCCAGGCTGAAGGCAGAGTCAGGGTCGACTTCCTGGAGGTCGATATGCTGACCTCGCCGTCCTTGCTGACCTGGTCGACCACTAGCGGCTGGTCGCTACCGATGACGTACCACTGGCCCGTAGAGAGGACGACCGTCGGGTCGACTACAGTTGGCTCGACGACCGCTGGCTTGATCTGAGGTTGAGGAAGGTCGATGCCCTTCTTCGTGTCGGTCGCTTGTAGAGTTGAGGTGAGGAACAGGGACAACAGCAAGGCCGGGATGACCGGACGCATGGCTAGAACTCCTTGGTTAGACTCGGACCCAGGCGATGTTTCCGTTGAAACACTGAAGGACGTAGGCGACGCCGTCGTTGGGGCAGGGAGGGAGAGGTACTGACGCCGTACCTGCTACTACTGCGCCCAGCACCATCCCCTTACAACCACACGGAGTTTTAACTACTTCGGAGGACTCAGCGGGTATAATATTTTCGTCTGCCATAGACCCTCCGGAGGGAAGTCGTGATCATGAAAACCTACAATGCGCTATGTCTGTTCGTCGGGTTCTCGGTGGTGGTCCTTTTCACTTCGCTGTCGTGCAAGAAGTCAGACCCGCCGAGGGTCAGCATCGGCACTCTGTCGACCAAGTCCGAGGACCACACTCACCGAAAGATCATCGTCACGAATGCATCGGGTGGACAACGTCACGGCCGGTTCGTCGTGTTCAAGCCAGCTCTCGACTCTCACTACGACGTCGTCTTCGTGCTCGTCTCAACCGTCACCGAGGTTGACTCAACCGTCACCTGCTTCTCGGGCGTCTGCGAGGGGGTCAGAGTCACCGAGCTGCCCGGCTGCCCCTGCGACACCCCGTTCGTCTTAGTCACCAGCGTCGAGCCTGGGTCCTCGGCGAATACCGACTGAATCGTCACTTTCCCCCGCCACCAGTCGATCAGCTTGAACACCCTGGTGGGCGACTTGCTGAACCACGCTATGAACCCCATCACCCACCACCCGCATATCCCGAGGAACATCGCGGCCGGAAGGGCAGCGGCTATCGGAGCGGCCATCGGACTGGCCGTCTGCGCCACGTACGGCTTCAACTCCTCGGCTAATGGCTCGGTAAAGCAGAACGCCATAAGGCACGCTGCCAGAAGCCTCGCCAGCGCCTCGCTCTTGTCTCTCGGCTGGTAGAACCGAAGCACCACCGCGGCCGAGGCCGACGAGATGACCATGTACAGGTATCTCGCCTCTATGTCTTGATACGTCGCAGGCTCAATCATCCCCAGCACTACCGGCACCGAGCTGAAGAGCGTCACCCCGGCCATACCGAGCGCCTTGTACGTAAGTAATTCAGCGCCTGGTGACGGCATGACACCTCCATGATAGAACGGACACTTCACGTCTGACCCTCTCGGGCGGTTCGCTAGGACCGCTCACTACGCCGTCGTTGCTTGCATGATACCGCAGTTGCCGTACCGGTCGGCGCGGAGCTGAGGCACTTGGATGCACATCACCTTGAAGTTCAGCTGCATGCCGCCCTTCGACTCCCACTGTACGGTAGTCATGTCGAGACCGTTGACGGCTCGGCAGACTTCAGGGGTCATCTGCACCATGATCAGCGTGAACGGGTTGCCGCCGTTCGAGCCACCACCGCCGGAGACGAGGAACTCGCCGCCAGGACCAGTGTACGGTGCGATGCCGGTCGTGCCGACGTTCGCCGTGGTGTAGTACGGGTTGGACTGCGGGGCGTCGGTCGTGCTGAACAGCATGTCCAGGCGTCGAACGTCCATCACGCCCTCGATCTTCCGCAGGCGCTCGCGCAGCGTCAGCATCGAGTTGTTGCCCCCGAGCCGAGCGTAGTCGTTGTCCATGTACTGATCCCAGTCAGTACTGTGATAGATCATGTACGGACCAAAGAACTTCTTGCTGTACAACGAGTTTCGCATGTTCAGTACGTCGGCCACCGTCGAGTCCGGGTTGCTGCCGGTCGGGATGGTGAGGTTGACCTTCGTGATACGCGTCGGGAAGTTCAAATACCCGTATACCGCCGACGTCCGGCTGTACCCGCCGACCTGCGTCGAGTTACCACCGTACGTGATGCCGGTCTGGTTGCCGATCGTCGTCTTCTCGATGCACTCCGCAACGCGCCGGGCAGCCGCCTCGCCCATGGTCGTGTCGATCGGCGTGCCGGTGTTGCGGCTGATTGCCAGGCGGCGCGAGTCGAACCAGAAGTCCGAGTGCGTGATCGGCAGCGGCAGGCCTTCGAGCTGGAATGTCGGGGCGTCGCCTCGGCCCTCGGTCAGACCGTTCATATCGACGATCGCCTCGCCGGGGTCGCTCATCGTCTCATGTTCGAGGATCATCTTGCTCATGCCGTTGAACCCGCCGAACGAGTTCGCGGCCGACAGGTCGGCCCACGCCCGCAGACGGTACCGAGCGGCCTTGAGCACGACCTTGTCCAGCTCGAGCCACTCCTCCTTGCGGAGCGTCGTGGCGTTGTTGACCGGCAGGTACACGCCGTAGTTGTTCGCCAGGTCGCGCACGGTGATGTGCTGTCGGATCGGCACCCGCTCGCCCCTGTCGTTCGTCTTCATACCGAGATTGACTGTCACGGCTGGCTGACCGTTCTTGTCGATGTAGACGCGCTTGAACCCTGGGTCGAACCGCATGCCAGAGCCACCGACTCCGGGTGAGGAGTTCAACACGCTCAGGCCGTCCACCATACCCAGCTCCGGGTTGACCCCGAACGCCGGCTGAAAATTGTCTACGAACATGTCGACTCCTCTTGTTCTCGTTGGTTGTTGGTTTAGTTGGTTGGCTTACGCGCCGATGTACTTACACCAGATGAGCTCTTCGCTCAGCTGCGGAGACAGCGTGTTGCTGACCGCCTCCATGTTGATGAACGGGTAGGACTGCGTGCCGGTCGTCAGCACGCCCACGGCGACCGGACTGACCTTGCCCGTACCGTCGACGATCAGCAGGCGGGTGCCAATAACGATCGCCTCGGTCGGAGAACCCGTACCGGTGATGTCCGCCTTGCGCACGTTGACGTCCTCGCCCTCGGCTGGAACGTACAGCTTGCACCGCGTGCCGCTCACGTAGGCGTCGTCCCACGTCTTGCCCTGCTCCCAGTCCTCAAGCAGCACCGCCACGATGTTCTTGCTAGCGTCGCCGGTGCCTGGGTTGTACGCGGCCCAGGTCGGTCGGCCGGCCACGAAGGCAGTGTTCTGCACCATGCACAGCGTGCCTGGCTTCGGCGTGCCGGAGATGATCCCCTCCAGGAACACGCCCTTCTGCTCCGCTGACACGATGATCTGATTACCCTTCATCTCGCTCTCCGTTGTATTGTTGTTATCCGCCGAGGCGGGTGATAGTCAGTCGTTGGGTTGGTTTAGACTCGGGTGCGGACGTCGCCGCTCTTCGCCAGGTCGGCCCAGTTGATCGTCGGCAGTTCGAGGATGTCGTCGATACCGCTGTTGTTGACTTGAACCGGCTGGTACGGCTGACTGCCGAAGTAGTTAGCGACCGGTTGCGCGTGAGGAGCGAACTGATTGCGAGTCGGGCGCTGCGGGATCGCCGAAGCCAAGTCACGAACTTCATCGAGAGTCGTCTTGTCGCGGTTCATCAGACGGTTCGTCAGGACTTCCTTGCGAGTCTCGTCCTGCATGTTGGCCGTGATAATTGACACCAATCGCGAACGTTCCGCGTGCTCGACTTCCTTGGCGGCGTTCCAGATCGCCTTAGCGCCAGCCGGCATCGTCTTCTCGAAGTCAGCAAGGCTCATGTTCTTTGCCATGATGCCCTTGTTACCGGTGTTGTTACCTTTTTGCTCGTCCGTCGCGTCGTTATCGTCTTCGTCAGGTTCTGCGTCAGGGTCGTCGTTAGAAGCGTTGGCGACGAATTGAGCGTTCTTCATCGCTTTCTCCGCGTTGAGCTTCAACTTGCGCAGCTCTTCGTCGGTGTAGTTGTCTTGGTTAGCGAGGACTTTCTCCTTACCCTTGTGGCAGTCGCAGTTAGTCGTCAGCCACGAAACCAGTTTGTTGCGGTCCATGTCGTCTCCGTTAGATGAGTTGTTGCCAATAGGTTTACCAGATGCGATTGATCCAGTTTTACCTGATTTTTCCCATGCTCTATGTTTTTTAGCAGAAAAAGCATGATTTTTTGCTGCGATTGTATGTGTAGTTGCTTTTTGATAATTACCTAATTTAGATTGTTCTCTTGCTGCTTCTTGATGAATACCTACAGCATTTTCATGAGCTTCAGCTGCTTGCGTGTGTCCTCTAGTGTCTAAGTTTTTTTGCCCATACTTTTGTCGTATTTCAGTTGATAATGCACTTGCTATTTCAGATCTTGACTTACCATTACCGGGTTTTTTGTCTACGCCACTTGCACAAGGTCCAGGAGTACCGCCTTCACCGCCACAGTTGTCTACTTGTAATTCGTTACCTGGCCCACCGTTATCAGTCACGTTGTCTTCATCGTCATCGGACGGTCCGCCCATATCGTCGGCGTCCGGCTCGTCAGAGGAATCAGTGTTCTTGGTCATTGGATCGCGAGGTTTCAGCTTGCGAATAAAATCAGTTTTAGTCACAGCGGTTCTATCAACTTGACCGTCTTTAGACGATCTTGCAACTTCCATGTGCATATCTCTAGCAGCTTCATGTAATTTTGATTTACCTTCGTTACCAGCAGATCTATGCAGATCAGCGGCTTCATCGTGATGATCTGCTGCTGCTAAGTGGTCAATCTTACTAAAAGAAATATTGGCTTTAGAAGTAGCTTCATTGGCTTTCTTTGTAGATGCGCCTGCGTGCTTTCTAGCCTCAGCTGATGCTTGGCGTGCCTCATCAGACCAAACATTGTCCGTCATGCCACCCCCATCGTCGTCCGTGTTATCGCCGTCTCCGTCTGCGTCGTCGTTGCAGACTTTCTTTGCGTTGGACACTGGGTTAACCTTGAACCCAAGCAACGACGCGAGCTGAGATAATAGTGTTCGCTTCTGATTCGTCACGGAAGTGACCTCCGTGTTAGTGGTAGATGATTTCTTAACTAGACCATGTTTGTAATCGCCCGCTAATGGCTTCGTTACGTCCCTGCCCTTGTATGCGAATAACGCTTTTTGATGAAGGAAATACTCTTTAGTATCTGGCGAATGTTCAGAATGTACTTTATGCCCAATTACCTTACCGTATGCATTCTTTTCTTCTGTATGACTAGTGCCAGGATTAGCTGCCACAAAAGCTTCGGCTTTTGCTTTACTCAAAGATCCTAAGTATGTTTTACCGCTACCGGGTTTTTTGTCTACGCCGCTTGCACAGGGGCCAGGAGTACCACCTTCACCACCGCAGTTGTCTACTTGTAGTTCGTTTACGTTCAATCCGCACCCGTCCTTCAGGGAGCAAGCCCCGGTTTGATTCGGTAGGATCGCCAGGTGATCAGGCCGGTAGTTACGAGCCACGTAGTCGTACGCGCGGCCATCAGGTGCCTTACCGTTTTCAACTTGCTCGTTATCAGTGAACAGACCGGTGCTCAACTCGATAGGAACACCAGCTGAAGCAGACTTGTAGATTTCAGGTGACTTGTTCTTAGTCAGCTCCTCGTCGAGCCATACTTCGGCCTTGCGCTTACCGTTCTCGAAGCGATCGTTATAGACAGTACCGATACGGAACTGCTTTTCAATCTTCGGGTCACGCGCACTAACGTTGTTACCTGTTAGGTCGTAGGGATGACCAACCGTGACCGGGACGCCGTTCCAGATACCGGGATTCTTTTTGACTTCATCAACGGGATAATACAAAGCGCCCTGGCTGCCGTTGAGCACTCCAGGAACAATCATAGACGCGTCCGCCACGATATAACGCCGACCATGCAGCGTTTCGCGTCGGAGGTTGCTTGTCAGTTCTAGCGAAATTGTTTCCACGAACGAAACTTAATCGTTCGCGGGTCGAAAGTAAACCTCGGTTATACCATTATAAATATTATAAAACGAGTTATAACTTCGTTAAATACACAAGTTGGAAGTACACAATACTCTTTTCTCCACTACGATCTTGAGTACAAAGTATTGATTTTCCCTCAAGCCGGAGCTTCTTCCTGAGGTTAGAAATATGTACGTTCAAGTTCATCACGTCCGTCTTATCGTCGCCTAACCCTAGCATCTGTCGTAGTTGTAGAGACGTATGAGGGCGCCCGTCGCTGAGCTCGTCTTCAAGACGTTCGTGGGTAGTCATCTTAACTTGCTGTCCTCTCACTTCCGTGCTCCTGCGAGTAGTTGACTGAACTGGTACACGATTTGAGGTGCGGGTTCAGCGTTTATACTAATCCCATATTTTGACAGTTCACTAGAATGTTGTTTAAGTACTTCGTCTACCTCATGACCACTTAGGCTTATCTTTTTGCCGCTTTCTTTGTATAGTTTAGCAGATATTCGCGCGCCAATAGATAACCTACCTTTGTACTTACTCCCATTTAATTCTCCTGCAGATTGTAGAATCTTATCTTCGTGCGGGTGCGTAGTCTTAACTGGCTTAGTAGGTTCTGACTTTATCGGTTTACCATATTTTCTAGAAGATAAGTATTTAGCTGGTACTCCGCCTATAACTGCTGGCGCTCCTGCTCCCGATATTAACTGAGCAATACCTTCGTGTACACCGCCAGATTCTTCGTCAGGTATTACTCGTTTCAAGAACTCTTTTGTAACAGGTATGCGTGCTTCAATTGTCGTAAGGAACTCGTCAGCAGCAGTACTTTGTAATCCTCTAGCAGCAGACAAGTCTTGATGAAAGTATGTTGAATAGGAAGAATGTGTCGCCTTCCAAGTTTGTCCAGATGCTGGTTGCGCAGAAGGTATTAACCCGTGTTTTAATATACTAGAAATTGTTTCTGGGTCATCTATTGTATCGTGATATAAAGTAACAGTTCCATCTTTATTAAGCGCGCCTCTAAGTTTTAATGCCGCTTTGACGTTCGCTACATCTTCATCAGTGACTCGTATTTTTGGAGCGTCTTTATACTGCTTGTGCACGTCTTCGCCGAAGTCTACTGCCGAAGTAGAAAACGGACTGCAGCTATTATCCTGACCTCCGCCGGGTCCAGTAGGACAAAACGCATTAGCGATTACCGGCAGTACTGACTTCGGCCGCTCCTTCGTCACGGGCACCGCCGTGCTGAACTCGTCTCGACCTAGTGACGCTGATACTTTAACCGCTTTCACGATCTTGCGCTTGCCTCGCTTCTGGTCGTCAGTCGGTTCGCCTACGTTAGCTGGAGTGAATGCACACCTGCACCGGGGATGGCGTGGAATCATACCTCTTGCTTCTTCAATCTTGAGTACAATACCTTCCATTGGCTCACATAAGTCACAGACACGATCATCTGCTGCAGTACTCCATTCCACCATTACGCCGACTTCTTCAACCCCTAATTCTTCAAGCCCTGACAGTTGCCCTTCTGCGTGGGCACGAATAAGTTCAGTCTGAGCAATCGTCTCGGCACGGGTACGGCTGAGCTCCAGCTGCTTACCCATCTCGCGCGCAATTGCGACTGGGCCGTCGCCCTTAGTCAACCCGTCGACCAGGATGCGACCGACCTTTGTCTGCAGGTCAGCAGACATACCCTTTAGCTCCTCGAACGTTCTCGCGGCGAGCAGCTGAACCTTCTCGACCGACTCCGGCTGACCGAACGCGCTGCGTAGGAACTGGTCCTTGGTACCCGCGTAGAACGCGCCCTCCGCCTCGGTCCATCCGGCCTGCGGCTTGGTGTCGTCGAACGCCCGACCAGCACCCTTCTTGAACCCGGACTCGATGAACTTACG